ATTAAGCTATCTGCATCAATTAGTAAAATCATCTATTGTTATGTTAAGTTTTAAATAATTCTTTTTTCCTTGTTTTACTTGGTAGTTAATATGTACATCAGTAATCTCACTATCTTGTTCAGTATGATATTCTATTTGCTTTCTTAACTTTTCCCAAGCTGCTTTGTTTACTTCCATAATGTTATTTTTATGCAAAGTAACACTATTTTACTTTATAAACAAAACATTTAACAACTAATTTGGTTCTATATTTATATTTATTCTTACCGCTTGGTTTTCTTTAAGCAAATACACATCTTTTAAAAGTCTTTTCTTTGTCCACATTGTTGTATCTGGGCAGTACTTTTTTACTGGTGTTGGCATCTCTAAAGTGTTGAGGTAATACATAAAGTTTCCTTTAGGATCATTTACAAAGAATATCTTTACAACATCATCTAAAGCCATTAGAGCATCGTACTTGTCTTTTTCTAACATTTTATCTTCATAGTACTTGTTTCTAAATTTCATCTCTATAACGCAATCAACACCCTTTGGTGTTTTACCTTTTGCATCATACCTAGAATAACCATCACCACAATGTTCTAACTCCCACCCATCAAGGTTAAGCAAAAACACAACTGCCTTTTCCCACTCATTAATTTTTTTAATTCCCATTGTTCCAAATTATGTTAAGCTGCTTTATCCACAACTTTATTTTCTTTGGATTGCAAGTGCAAGGTTTGTGATATTTATGATTGTAGTACTTTGCGTGTAACTGGCATATAAGTTCAAACTCATTAGGTTGTAAAGTGTTCTTTGGTTCTGACCTAAAGTCACTCCAGCTTTCAAAATCTTCTTTAGTAAATTTTACCATCTTTCAATTTTTATTTCGTTTAACTTTTTTCTTCTGTTGTTACAATTACATTTAGTACCTCTTAACTTGTGGTATTTATCTACCAGGTATTTAATACCAGTATACTTTGTGATGTAATAAATAATGTTTCCTATTTTCATAATAGTTTTTTTAGTTTGCTTTTTACTTTGTTGTATGTGTTGTAAAGTGAATAGTAATGTATTAAACTTTTCCTAGAAAATTCTGCAATGCTTTCACCATCATTTATTATTTCAAACACCTTTCTATCATACCAGAACATCTTTGATAGTTCTTCTTGTATTTTATCATATGGTTCCTGGTAGTTTACATCTGATGTGGTTAAGTGTATGTCATCCATAGAAACCATAGTAATGTTTTTACCTTTTCTTTTTAAATCGTAAAACAATGTTCTTAAAGTCTTAAAAATATAGTAGTAGTTTATTTCTTCTTCATTGTACATTATATCCAAACCTTTTTCAAGTTTCAGTTGTATCTTATAATACATTTCTTGTACAATATCTTCAGCAGTTTCTTGTTTACAACCAAAGGATAAAACTATTTCTACCCACTCTTTATGCTTTTTAGCAACTAATATCATTGTTTTTTTTACCATATCATTTTAACGGATCATATAAATCATTTACTATTGTTGGCAATCCTTTTTCGTTTACTTCAAAGCTAAATGTTTCAAAAGAGTACCCTCTACTTCTACCACACTTAACCGTTGTCCAATCTTTGTTTACTGTGTTTGCTTCCAAAATCACGACAGTTTCCGCCTTCTTTTCAAGTGCAGAACCTAAATGCCCAGTACCAAGTTTAGCACTACCAAAGTTTTGATGTATCACACAAATGATATGTGCGTTTTGTTGTTGGCTTATTCTCATTAATGCACTTACTAATTCATTACTTTTTTCTATGTTGTTTACATCTGCACACAAATCAGCCACACCATCTATAATTAAAAGTGATGGTTCTTTTATATGTTCCTTTAAATAGTATTCAATAAACTCTAAACGTTCCTTAAAAGCTATTGTACGCAATGCAAACGTATGGTATTTATCTTTAGGTATGTTGCTATCCATATCTAATGGTCTTTTAAATACTTTAGATGCGTGCCAGCTTCCTTGTTCTGTATCTATATAAATTAAATCACCATTACCTCTATGTCCTTTTATTTGTCCACCGTAAATATTTGAACCACTTAAATAAGCACTTGCAAGTAAAGAGCAAAAAAAACTTTTACGGGTCTTTGGTGGTGCAGTAATTACTGAAAGATTGCCAAAAGTACCTAAAGCTATTGGTATAAGTAAATCACCTTTATCTGATTGTAAAACCTTTTCACCATAGCTTAAACATACTGGTGGATAATCTATTTTTTCGTCAATGTCTATCTTGCAAGTATCTGCAATAAACTCCATCAACATATTCTGTTCTGTTTCTTTTTCTGTCATTTGTTAAATATATAAAAAAAAGGTGCAAGTTAAAAACTCACACCTTTTAAAGTTAGGCTAATTAAAATGGTAAGTCATCACTTGCTGGTTCTGCCACTGCTTGTGGTTGATCATCTCTTTCAGCAACCGTTACACCATCTGGTGATGACATCCATACCACCTTACCGTTTCCAAGATAGTTTTTAGCAACCTTTGCTTCTCTTTCTTCTTTGGTTTGGCTATCCATAAAAGCTACGTTGTTTCCATACCTAGTTTCATCTTGTATTGCTATTGTGAAATTGTAGTACACCGCGCCGTCACGACCCTTAATAAATTTTTCTTTTGGTAGTTTATCTACTCTAATACTTCCGTTGATAATTGCACTCATAATATATAGTTTAAATTTGGTATTGTCATTACACGCAATACCTCGTGTTTTATTTTGTTTTAAAATTAAGAAAATCCATTAAATCTTTTTCCTTTATTTCCTCGTTATTTAAAAAACACTTACCATCTTCAAAATTATTTTTTTCAAAGGTAATTAAATTTGTTCCATAAAATTTCCAATCTTTTGAAATGCCTTTTTTAATCCATTTATCCAATAATCCAAGCATATACCTTTGGTCTGGTTTTACTTCTGCATTATGGCTTTTTAATTCTACAAGCATAATTTTTTTATTTGTTTTGTGCCATAGAACAAAATCCAAATCATAACACCTATACCCAGTATGTGCATCATCTAAATTATTTCTAATCCATTGACTAAAGTATAAGTCATTTTTTCTATTAAATGTATTTTCCTTTTTAGTCACTATATTAATGCTTTAGCAATATTAAATGTTTTCTCATCTATTTCCGCACCAATTACATTTCTACCTTTTGCTTTTGCCACAATCATTGTTGTTCCACTTCCAGCAAATGGTTCTAATATTGTATCACCTTTTTTAGTAAACATTTCTATTAAATAAGCAACACCACTTTTACTTTGTTGCCAGTCGTGACCATTCTTTTCTCTTTGTTCTGAAATAAAATAATCTTGAAATGTATTTTCTATTTTCTTTTTTCCGTTTTGAAATATTAAAACTGGTTTCCATCTGCACATTAAATTTATACCATTAACAATTTGTGTTTGACCTTCGTGATAAACCGCAAATGTCCAGTAGTAATCTAAATTCTCACACATTCTTTTCATTACTTCTGGGAGATACATTTGACCAGAATAAGCAACACAATATCCATTTGGTTTTAATACTCTTTTTGCAAACCTTGATAGTTTGCTCCAAACCTCAATAAACTCTTTTGGATATGGTGGATCTGTTATAATGCAATCAATACTACCATCTGGTATGTCTTTAAAAACTTCTTCAAAATCACCTAATCTAAAATCAATTTCAATCTTTTTGTTTTTTCCGATTTCTGCTAGTCTATCTCTTTCGTTTTCTTTTTCAGCTTTCTTTTCTTCTTTTTTAATTTCTTTATAAGCAGCATTAATACTTACTTCACCAGTTCTTAATTTTGCTTTTACTTCTTCTGGTGCTTTCTCCTGTATCTTTTTTACTTTAGCAATAGTATCGTGTGAAACTGATGCAACCTTTGATAGTTCTTTTCTTGTTTCTATAGGTTTACTTTCCGCAGATATCTGCTTAATGTCGTTTCTTTTACCTTGATTTTCCTTTGCTTTTTTACTAAAAACATCTTCAAGTTCTAATGCTAAAACACTTCTTTGGTAGTTGCTTAAATTTCTTCTACCAAATTGGTTTAGTATCATCCATTCCTTAACCGCTTCTTCATTATCAAAATGTTTGCTTTCGGTTTCAAAATCTAAATCCCACCTGGTGGCTATTTCATAACGGTTATGTCCATCTATAATAAAACCATTCCAAGTAAGTATTTTTTCTCTTATACCCTCACTCATACAATTATTTTCTAATTGCTTAAATTCTTCTTTTGTTAAAGGTGGTATTAAATCTTTAAATTCTTGTTTTATTTCTATCATATTATTTTCTTTTAAAATCATCACTTTCATCTTCACCAAATACACCTAACTCGTAGAAACCAGTTAGTTTTAAAACTGATCTTGATAAAGCACGTTTTTCTGCCATTTCCATAACGTACCAACTGTTGCAATTACCATCTTTATAGTTAGCACCTTTTAATGCACTACCAAATGTTTCAATTTGTACTTCTTCTTTTTTTGCATATGCTTTTACAACTGCAAAGTTAGGTTCACATTTTACAACCTCATAATTGATTGCAATGTTTTCTTTTGCGGCAATCTTTTCAATACCTTGTCGTGTGATTATAACATAGTGTTGATGTTTGTATACATCGGTTTTTTCAAGTTCATACTTTTTGTACAAATCTAATAATTTTTCTCTATCCATTTTGTTTAAATATTTGTGATACTTCTATTTGTGCTTTTAATTCTTCTATTCTATTACATAAGGCTTCTATCCTATATGTATACTCATCAAATTTAGTCTGTGCAGTTTCTTGTGAAAAGTTAGTTTGCATTACTGAATATTTATTAAGGTTGATTTTGCATCATCTAATCTTTTATTGATAGATAGTTGTGTAATGTGATCTTTGTTTAGCTTTGCTTTAACTAACTCTATTTCAAGATGTAATATTTCATCTTTTAAATCGTGTTTTTGTGTTCTCATTCTGTTAAGTTTAAATTAATAATAAACAAATATAAACAAAATATTTAATAACAAAACTATAAAAGCAAAAAAAAGGCTTGACATATAGCCAAACCCCTTTCCCTTAACAAAACAGAATAGTTAAAGATAGTCTTTTATAAACTATCTACCAAGTCTTTATAGTGTTTTATCATATCTTGTAGTTCATCATTAGAATACTTTACAGTTTCTTTTGATTTTATATATAATTCTTCAGCAGTACCATCACCATACTTTTCATCCAGGTACTTTGAAAATAAATACTGTTCACCAGCTTTGAACATATTACAACCCACGCATTGCACCGCAACATTTTTTTCTAACCATCTTGTTGCATAGTGTTTTCTTGATTGAAAGTGACCACATTGCATACCTTTTTTATAGTGTGATACCTTACCACAAGTAAAGCAAGTAACATCACCATTGTGATCTGCATCCTTTAACCTTATGTACTGGCTAAATATAGCATCTAGTTTTTTTACTATTTTGCTTCTGCTTGGTTTAGATGGCATTATCTATAACTTCTAAAATATGTCTTAACTCACTTCTTTCAAACTCACCTAGTGATTTATCATCTACAATTAATAGGTAATAATCTTTTCTTACTTGAATACATTTTGTGTTTTCCATCTTTTATTTGTTTAAGTCTGATTTTTTGAATAACTTTACACTTTTTTATTACTTCAAATATATAAAATAAATAATTAGAAATATATATATAAATATAAATCTAAAAATATATATTAAAAAAAATATAGAAATACTTAAAAATAAAAGATAATGATTTTGGTATAGTATTCTATTTCTTGGAGATATACTGGTATTTTTCAATTCCTCTTGATCCATAGTAGCTTATAAAAACTGTAATAAGTAAAGATTTAAGTAAATCTATCCATTCAGAACCTACACCAAATTCTAAATTTAAACTATCCATTAGTATAAGTAACCAAGTTGATACAGTTAAGAATATTAACATCATTGGTCTTACATTCTTTGAGAGCCAACTATCACTAGACATATCGCTTGACCATCTTTTAGAAACCTCTTGTATTTCTATAATATCTAATTCAAGCAGTTTTAAGGCTTCTTCTTTATCTTTAGGTGTGATAGCATCATCTTTGCTTATAAGACCACCTACTAGCTTTAAAATACCAGCATCTGGTATAATATCACTAACACCTTTAAGAATGTTTGGTGCAGCTTTAGATAAAAACTTACCTACCCTTGTATCTTTAAACTTCTTTTTACTTTTTTCCATTGTTCTTATTCATTAAATACCACTTATGTGCGGTATACCCAATAGTTAAAAGTAAAAGTGTGATCTTTAAAAATACATCAACGTTTGACATTGAAAAAATAAATGTTCCTAAATTAATTAAAAGTGTTCTGTAGTCTGTTACCATATTAATAAGTGTAATAAACACCTCTTTTTTTAGTTACTAATACTTGTTTTCTGTTGTTGTCTTTGTTATAAGAAACGTGCAACCATTTAGGTTCAGAGCCAAACTCCCATATCAACTGATCAATCTCTAAATTGTCTTTTATCCAATGAAACATCTCTAAATTAGACTTTCCACCCATACTTGTAATATCCATTGCTTGACCTTTCATATGGCTGCTTGTAGAACTTCCCTTAATAGCAGAATTAAGTTCTTGAGATCTGAACATACTATTAACTTTAATTGGACACCCTACCCACTCTCTTAATGGCTCAAACACCTTTTCAGCTAATAGTTTCATATTCTCAACTTGTTCTTCATTTGGTTTATTCTTTATGCCTTTTTGTTTAGCATAATTAGAACCAACTGCTTCTTTGTAAGATATGTGTTTACTAATTCTTTTCATCTGTGATTAATTTAAAAGTTCCATCTTCTAGGTTAACTTCTATGTTACCATACTTTGCTTCAAGATCTTTCTTGTTCTTTTCTTGCTTCATAGAAAGTTCTGCAAACATATGAGATAGTGTATGTGACTGTGTAGCCAATAATCCTAAATCGTGTAAGATTGCTTGTTTCTTCTGTTCTTGCTCTTTAAATTCTTTTAATTCACTTTTTGATAATTTTCCCATTGTATTTGTTTTTTGGTTAAGTATCAAATATACAAATTATTTTGGCACTTCGGCATTTCGTGCATAACCGTAAAAACTATGTGCTGCTTCAACTGGGTACACCATAAAACCGCCAAAGTCTAAATCCAAGCTGCTCATTACATCGATAGCAAAACCATCATAATAAACCGCTGGAGTAATTATATTACCATCTGCATCATATGTAGCTGGTATCTTTACAACCTTACCGATATAAACAACCGCTGCCGTATCTTTTGCAAATACTATTTCGCCATCTGTTTCAACTAAAACACCAATACTTAAAAGGTAGTCTTTGCCCTCTTGCTCTGTTGGAAAATTTGTCTTGTATATATTCATTATATTGTTGTTAGTTCTGTTAGTTCTGCATCTGTTAAAGCCTCTTTCCAAACTGCAAGGCATTTAGTTTTGCCGAAGAAATTTTCTCCACCATAACCCCTATCAAAAGATAATTTATTAAAAGTATTTGCACTCGGCACTATTCCGCTTGTATCTTCATCGACTTTAAGTCCATTAATATATATTTTAAAATCATCTTGTTTGTAGGAAAACGCTATTTTGTTATAATCTGTTATATTAGTTAAATCAATAGTTTTTATAACTTGTGCGTTACCGCCAACTTTAAAGAAAAATCTTATCCTATTGCTTGAATTTATATAATAAATCCTACAAGCATTGCTTGATGTGCCATCACTTATTGATAATCCTCTATTCGTTAAATCATCAGCCAAAGCTGCTATCTCTGCATACAAAACACCCTCTGTGCTGTTTATACTTGCTAAACTACCGCCATTGGTGCATACGTCTTGGTTACGTGTAACTGTTGAGCCTTCGGTTGGTATGTAAGATGTTGCGTAGGATTGTTGCTCAACTTGAACAAAAGTTTGATAAGCTATTGTACCAATAGGTACTCCTTGCGTGTTACTCGTTGTTGTTGAAAAATAAGTTTTTAATGAAGCATATATACTTGCAACAGTAGCGGTATAAGTTATTTCAGCCTTTACCCAACCATTTAAAGATGTTATGTTAAAACTATCAATAGATGGGTCAGAAGATATCACTACGTTGTTAATGTTATCCCAAACAATACTTGGGTTACCAGTTAATGGTTGTATTTGAAAAATTATATAAGGGGCATCGTCACATTTTACATACCCTTGTTGTGTATATGTGTTTCCTATTGTTACCGCTGATGGCAGTCTATAATATAATTGATTAAAGCCCGTAGTTGTTACCTCATACTTAATAACATTAGATGTTGGGCTTAAATAAAACAACCCAACACCTCCATCTGATAAAGTACCTCTTTGACCACCCCAATAAGTGCTATTATAATTTTGACTATCAGTAACTAAATTAGTACTCTGCGGTTCCCACAACCAGCTTCCGCATCCACTTTCTGGCACTACAGATTGCCCGAGATATTCTTTTACAGATACGTTGTCTATTGTCACAGAAGAATTTGAATTTCCATTTCTAATATAAATAACAGAAGAACTACTAACGCTTATGATTTCAGAATGAGTACCTACATCTTGATATTGTGCAACATTCCAACCCCCTAAGAAAAAACCAAAAGAAGAATTTCCAACCTTATTACTTATGGTGTATGTAATCTTATATGTTTTACCTAGCTCAACTACTGTATTGTTTGAATTTATTGTAGAAAAGTTTACAAAGTTTACAGATGAGTTTTCGAATATAGGGTTACCTCCCGCAACAGTCCAATTAGCACTTCCATTATCAAACGAGCCATTTACAACCAATTCACTCCCTAAAGCATCTTGATAACTAAAGCCCTCGTAGTTTATTCTCGGTAGGGAGGTATCGTCTGTAATTTCTATTACTGAAATGTTGTCTACTTCTACATTTAACCCCGTGTAGCTTCCCGTTGTCTGTAACCAAAAATAACCATTACTTGGCATTGTAAAGTATGCAATATATTTACCATCTTGAATATCTGAAGATGTAATAGGTATAACAGCGCCACCCGTATATCTATATGCAAGAGCGCCACTTATAGATAGTGTTTCAATATCTAATTCAAGTTTGTATTTTTTACCCGATAGTAAGTAATTAACCCCTATTTGATTTGTAAGCTGACTATATTGGCTTGCACTTGTAATAAAAGCTTTAGTTCCATCGGTTTCAAAATCTCCTAAAAAAGTCCAATTTTGCCCCACCTCTTTAACCGAGATGTTTGTAATAGAGCCAGTTGTTGTACCTAAAGCCCTTATGTAAAAAGATGTTTCAGTTCCTTTTTCAAAATAAAATGTAGCTACTCCGACAGAATTTAAAGAGCCAACTAAAGAGCCGCTAAAATAAACACCAAAACTACCACTTGAAATAGATAACACTTCAAAAGATACTTTAACACTTGTGCCATTTGGAATTTGTGATGCTACTGCATTTTGAGAAACAGATTGACCGCTTGGTGTAGATGTAAATACAGCCTTGTTTTCGCCTATTGATACACCAGTACCTAAAGTCCAATCTTGACCGACCTCAACGCAGCTAACGTTGTCAAAATTTATAGTATCTCCAACAGATACAGTTTGTTGACCTATAATAATGTCGGTAACAGTCGTGTATAAATAATATGTAAATTCTTGATAAACATCTACCTCATCAAAACTTAATCCAGTATCTGTAAAAGTACCGTTATATATTTTAATGTTTTGAGATATATTTGATGCTTTAGCCTTAAATGTTACTTTATAATATTTGTTAGCGGTTACAACATTATTTTGTCTTATCCAAGCTGCATTTAATGTGCAAGTTGTTTTAATAGTTCCATTATCCCAAGTTGATACAGAAATATAGTTTAGCCAACCATCTATGTTGTTTGTGAAATCGCCATTTGTAACAAGCTGCACCCCCTCTTGAGAAAAACTACCATTGCTAACCTCCTCTGCACCCTCCTCTGAAAAGTCTCCGTTCTGCACTAAATTACTCGATAGTATCTGTACGTTTTCAACAAGACCTTGTGCATTTACTCTTGTAGCTGCTGAATTTCTGCTGAAGTCAAAGTCACCACTTCCATCATTTGGCTTAACACAAAGTGCTTCCCCATTGTTATACGCAGTAGGTGTTAATATAATTGATGCTTTATCTAAAAGGTTGCTCATTATTGTATATTTTCTAATTCATCTAAAGTTGCAGTAGTACAAGTAACATTCTCATAGTATGTTGCCCTTGCTTGTAAGGTTAAAAGTAATGCTGGTACTGCACTACACCCAGCATATTCTTTGTAGACTAAACCCCAATTTACAGAGTTATCACAAACACCTC